ATCGCGCCATAAGCTGAGTTCAGAGTTACCTTTTTCGCCAACTGAATATTGTTGAACTTCGATATTTGATTCTCTAGCTCTTTCCTTTTGGTTGGATCGGTTTCTGTTTGCAGAAGTTTCTTCCCCTCGATTGCTTTTCTCTTATACATCGCCCGATCTTCATACATGGTTTCCATCAGTTCAGATAGGAAGCCTTGCCTTTGAATCGAAAACAATTGACCATTCGGTGTTATTGTTAGGTTCTTCTCTTTCAATACACTCGTATCAATCTTTCCTTTCAACAACGAATCGATGTTGATTCCTTGCTTCATGAACTCATGAATTTCAGCATCATATTCAGAATAATCAATCAGAGTTTCGGGGGAAAGATTATACATCATGATCAAATGAGGATACAGAGAATTCAAGTCGAAACTTGCAACCCAATCATGCATCCCAACAATCGGATCTTTAACATACGCACCAGCATATTGTTGATCTTTTTGATTCTTGTTCTTCGGTGGAATTACAACTTTCTTTTTCTTTAGTGCATTATAGATGATGACATCCCACATGCGAACCTGCGAGAACACGTCTTCATAGTTCACTTTGGCATCATACGCCAACGTCAATGCCAATTCAATGAGTCGAAGTTTCTCTTCAAGTTTACCAACAAGTTCAACGTCTTTGATGTTATACTCGATGAACTTCTGATAGTCCAGTCGATACATCTGATGTAGATTAGCATACTCAGAGTAATCTAGCTTTCGCTCGCCAAGTTCAACAGAACAGATATGATCTAGCTTGTATGATTCTTGATTAGGATTAGCAGAATACTTTCGATACAGTTCATAATAATCAAGATCTGAAATGCCAAGAAGTTCAAAGCATGTTTCTTTCTTATTCTTGAACGTGACATCATACGCATTGATCTTTCCCCAAGGAGAAAGCGCAGTTGCTTGTTTCGAATCAGAACCAAACAGCCGATGAATACGATTTACAAGATATGGAATATCAAAGAACTTTGTATTCCAACCAGTGACAACATCAGGATAGTCAATAGACCACCGATGTAGAAACTCATCAATCAGTTCATACTCATCAGAACACTTGATGTATTCGACGTTCTCGAATTTGTTATCAAAGTCACCGCAGCCGAAAACATACATCTTACCATCAAGAAGAACCGAGATAGCAGTGACCGTTTCATTCGCCAGAGATGGTTGGGGAAATCCGTTTTCAGAACCAACCTCGATATCAAGATAAGCGATGCGAACATTATCCATACTCCAATCAATATCTTCAGGAAAGTAATCTGATATGAATGCATAATCATACCGAGTCATTCCGTAGATTTTAAAATTCTCAACATTTTCGTATTGTTTAACGAAGTCTCTGGCATCATAAATGCCAGAGAACTTCATCTCTTGAACTTGATATCCTTCCAACGTTCTCCAGGTAGAATCACCAGCACCATTGACCCACAGTCTGGGTTTGTACCGAATCTTTTGTTTGATTCTCTTACCATCCTTTATACCACGGAAAAGGATGTTATCGCCAATCAATCCTACGTTCGTGTAGAACATGCTCATACAATAATGTTTTTCGATGGGGTGATGATCTTAGAGAACATTGACTGGTATACAGTCTTTAGATCTTTGACTGGCTCGCCAGAAGAAATGACGCTGGATTCTTTTACCTTGACTGGCGCTTCGATGGTTGAAAGCCAAGGAAGGAATCCAGTCGAGATCTTACCATCTTGAGTTGGTTGCATCACAATAGCAAGCGCATCATCAAGCTCATAGAACTCATTCGTTTGATTTACCACATCAGCAATCACTTCTTCACCAGTGATGAATTTCAATACCATAATCTTAGACATATTATACTCCTTTTTAAAATTCCAGCCAAATTTTATTGTTGTTCTTCTTGCCCAGTTTCCGCTGTTCTTTTGGTTCTACTATAGAAAGCATTCTCATACGCGCGAGCGCTCATGCGAAGAAGCTCCCTATGGTTCTGAATTGGATCATAAATTTGACGCAGAGAAGACTGAATCTTTGTTGACTTTGGGAGATTGATTCTAAGTCTTTGCTTTTGTTCTTTCATAATAACTCCTATTTTTGTAGTTCAGTTTCGCAGTGATTCCAAAACAATTCAGTATGCTGCCCCTCTCTAATTTGAAAATTGTGATAGAAAAAATCACCATAACCATCACACTCATAGGTTGTTCCAATACCATAATTTGGCAGCCCATGTTCTAATGTCCAGAATGGACGTTGATCTTTTTCCCACTGATATCTGTATGGTGGTCTATCAAATCTCGCTGGTAGAAAATATTCTATCTTAATTCCACCAACTCTCTCAGCTTCCCAAGTGTATTCTTCCATTACATCCGATCTTGCAGTTTCAACGGCAGAAGGCGCTCCGATTTTTCTGAAAGTTTCTCTTGAAATAGCCATCGCTGATGGCGCAACAAACAAATGATTATCATTATCAATATGACCAGATCTTTGAATGTTACCGATAATTATACCTTGTTCTGCCTTATCAATCAAATAATCTATAGCTTCTTCATGTAAAGGAATGGCATCGATATCAATAAACACAACAACATCGTAATCGATTTTCAAATTATCTGGAACAGAGACCTCATCCATTCCTTGGGTATTGACGCCATTCATTTTCCAAAAGAAATCAATAAAGTGACCATGACGCATTTGCCCTTTCATGCAATAATGAGGAACATTTGATTTATTATATTTCCTTATCACTTCATTTTGAAGTTTGACAGTTTTTTCTTCTATATTTCCCATATAGTATGAAGCAATACACGCTCTCATTATAAACTCTCCAATCTGTTTATTTCTTGCGATAGATCAACTGTTAATTGATCATAAAATCTTTTACGAGCTAAAAGTTTTTCTTTGTTAACTCTATGGTGTATCCCTCTATCAGCTCCATGATCGGAATTAGTTAACCTTCTCTGGACGTTCATTTTCCTTTGTAGGAAAGTTTCATTATATGGTGATAAATTCATATGACAAATCGCAAGTTTATCGGTAACTTTAGCCATATCCCAAAAATGCCTACCAACAGAATACACAGAAGATGTTAAGTAACCAACATCATAATTATGAATGCTTCTCATCCAACGAGTATTCAGAATAACATTTTCTGGTTTTTGTTTGTTAAATAAATCTATTGATTTACCATGGTGTGGATGTGGAAAATCATTATTGTAATGTAAACCATGGTGTCGTTGATTTAAAATTGGTAGCTCTGGATCAAGTTCTTTACCTTCATTTTCAACTAAGTCATTCATTAGATGACAAGGAATCAGAACTTGCCTTTGTTCTTTTATTTCATCTAGAAACTTTAAATTACCAGTTAAAAATTCAGTTCCATTTAATGTTGTTATCCAAGCTCCTGGAAATTCTTTCAGGAGATCTTTTTCAACTTTTTCTATAACAACATCCCAAAGAAAATTCGAAACTTCTTTTTGTTTTATCTTGAAGTATCTCCAATGCGGAACATGCTTTTTATACAATTCATATGTGTTGTCTTCTGAATCTTCGTCATAATTAAAATCTAAAATTACACCAAGATCAAATTTAGAAGCATGGTGCGGAAGCCACCAGTGTAAAAGATAGTGTTCTGTGTCAGTGCTTAATACTACGATCTTCATATATACCATCCACTAAAATTGATTCGCATTTTGCCCAATAATCTTTTTGCCAATCGTCATTCTGACAATTTAATGCATAAAACATTTTCTCACCACATTTACCATATGTTTTATTACCATTCAAATCGAAAAACATTTCTTGTAGTTGATCAATTGCAATCATGTTTTTATATGCAATCGCAAATAACTCCTCAATCATTGGCGAACCAATTTGTAAATAATTTTTTCTACTGAAACAAAAGCAATCACCAGAAATCAATGTTATGCCATTGTATTCTGTAAATTCAACAAGATCGTCAATCGCTTTTTTTGATAGGGGAATAACATTCGCATTCATAAACAAACAAACGTCTTCTTCTATTTTACCAAAATTATTACCAAAATTATTTTTGATATATTGAATTGTTTCTTCGTTGAAATTTCTTGGCGGCAAATCCATTAACGTCAAAATTATGTTTAAAAAGTGGACGTTAGATTGAGGAGCAGAAAATAGAAATCTTCTATCAGATTTATTTGCAAATTTATCAAAGACCTCACGACTCAACTCAACAGTTTTACTATATGTCTTTGGTGGTATTGCGCCAATTGAGAATATATTAGGTCTTACTTTTTCCATGGCAATTTCCCATTGTATTTTTGTAACATGCGTTGATTTCCTTGTATAAAAAATGAGTCTTGAACAGATACTGGATTGTTACCAACAGTATAGTTTACGCTGTATTGATACGTCGAGTCAAATTTTTCTAAGTTTTTCCTGAGAATGGCAGCTAACAATCTATCAACTTCAGGCTGCTCTCTAGCTTTTCTATACCAAACTGGTGTTAGTTGCACTGCGACTTGCCGTGGAATAAAATAGCAGTTGACGTCGATAAAGAAATCTTCCTCATGAAGCACACTAGCCCATTTACCAAGACTTTCGCAATCATCATTACATAAGAATGTACCCTCTTTATCAACAATTTTTCTGAACGAAAAACACCAATCATTTCCGCGTTCAATTGTCTTAATGCATTCTTCAACATGATTTGGTTCGAGATAATTATCTTCGTCTAAGAAAATTATGTAGTCAGTATCAATCATGTATGAAGCTGCAGCATATATTCGATGCCCGTTCCATCTATCCTTACCGATAGACCACGGAAGTATGTTAATGTGTTCTTTATTTGATGGAGTTGGAAAAGTCATATCAGCAAGCATCCAGTCAACTTTACGCCAGTTCTCAGGACCATCAACAACAACAAGATGAGTTATGTTTTTAGCGTATGTTTGATTTCTTACTGACTGAATGCATTTCTTAATTATAGGATTACCAGTTGTTGGCGTTACAATTGTTACAGTCTTCATTTACTTCTCTCTTCGCAAAAAATTTCAATTTCACTATCACCAATCTGATCTTTAGATGGGACAAATAGTGCTCTTTTTCTATTTTCAGCTTTTTCTGTTATGCTGCTAACATAATACATAGCCAAACTATTTCTACTCACATCTTCAGGGCACCATAAATTACTTGGCAATCCGTGCCAAGAATTTTGCGTGGTATCGAAAATGACAGCTCTATTGAATTTATTTTCGATAGTTTTTATCAAATCTTTTGGTTTACCAGTTTCATCATTATGGCTCCAGAATTCCAACCCACCACTCCACTCAGGATTCCAATTTGGAGTGACGTATACAATCAAATTATAATTTCTCATCATGTCCAATTTGGGATGAATACTATAATCTTTGTGTATGTTTAATTTTCCACCGCGTTTATGTGAATGCAATCCACCACCATGAAGCCCATAATCTGGCATCAATGATTCCACCCCAAAAAAATCGGATAAAATTTTCGAAAATCTCTGAGAAGTAAAATGTGTGAATGCTGTGTATATGTGTTTTGGGAATCTATCCCAATGATTACAAGAACGTTTTAATTCTACAGGATTATTGTATTCAAACGTCCAAACATGACTATCATAATTTGGAAATTCTTTTGATATTTCTAATGCAAATTCTGGATTAAAAAAATCATCGATAATAACGTGGTTGAATGGTTTATCAAATACTATCCAGTTACTTTGATTTAGATTTATAACTTCATGTAATTTTCGCATTCTTATTCCAAATCACTCTTCTTATTTTCATACCAGATTCAAGCATCATCTCAGTTGATTGGCCAATGTGATAATGAATACCAGCGCCTACGCCACCGAATGGAATATTCGGTCCAACTATTTCTTTGATCCCTGCTTGAATAAACGCTCTAGCACAATCAGAACAGGGGACAGGCTCCCAGTTCAAGTATGCTCTTGCATTCTTCAAACGAATTCCATTCCTCGCAGCATTATATATTGCGTTTCTTTCGGCGTGTTCAACCCACTTATATTTCTCAGGTCGTTCCCATCTTTGCGAAATCGGTGTATATAATTTCACAAATTTTCCTTCTTCTACTCCACGCGGAAATCCGTTGAATCCAGTTGAAAGGATTTCGTTATCTTCACCAACGATAACACAACCAACTTTCGTTGATGGGTCTTTTGATTTTTCAGCAATAAGCATTGCTTGCCGAATAAAGTATTCATCCCAAGTCATTACATCTCCAAAAATACACGGCTCAGAATAGTATACAACTTTGTTTTTGTTTTGTCAAATGAAAAATGGCAGCGAATGCTGCCATTTGATTCTATATTGTTGAGCGTCTATTCAGACAAGACGCTCAGGTGTTTACACTTCCCACGGAATTGAAAACCAGAGCAAGTACATGTTTTCAATTCAGGATCAACGAAGTAGGAATCTCCGCGAGAACCTTGAACCTCAATCAGATTGCTCTTCGGAACACCTTTGAACGGATTCGGCGTCACCTTCACGAACTTCCGCCCGCGACGGTCGATCATCATAGGCTTGCTGAAGTATGTTGGGGATTTTTGTCCATACGGAATGTATGCAACAAGTTTCGCACCATCGATCAGATAGGTGTGATTCGGTTGCTTGTAAGGCACATCCCATTGAGTGATTTCGCGAACAGCTTCCATGTTTACCTCACTGGACCGTCGGGCGGGAGATGGCGGTCTGCTTGACGCCATCACGTTCCTGGTGACGCTTTACGGTCGCCTTGACCGCGACCTTCTGGTCTTTCTGGCAGAGTTCCTTACCAGAGTAGACGAAGATGTTACCATCAGCATCTTTGAGAAGGCTGAACGTATAGCCAGCGCCCACGAGATATTTGCTGGCGACGCAAGTCAACTCGAAGACCTGACGCTTGCCAACCTCACCGACCCATTGAGAGCCAGCGTTGACTTTCGCGTTGTTGCGCGCCCACTCGGCGCGACGTTGGTCGTCGCGATCGAACGAGCGAAGCAGAGCATCGATCTGCTTCGGGGAGAGCTTCCCCCAGTCGCT